TTCAACTGCGAACGTAGCGTTTCGTCCTGGGAATTTTGTGCTTTTAGGGATCATGGATAACAGAGGGTTATTCTGATAAACCATATTCTCGACCTTCTTATACGGATACATGTGTTTCATGGCCGCATCGAAGTTCGTTAAATTAAAACTTGGCATAGCAAGCTTTCCTTTCTAATTTAAGTGAACAGTTTACCCTTCCAGAACTCATAGATCTCATCATCGGACATATCCTCAACAGGAGTCTTGGTTGGTTGGGTTTGTAAAGTATTGGACAATGTAACTTGCGACCGTTTGCCCTTTGTATTCGATGCGTCTAATCCGTGGTACTTTTTAAATTTTGCGATAATAGCTGGATCGTTAAAGATATTATTCTCTTTTTCGGCCAAGCCATCTTCAATCATCTTAGCTGCTTCTGGGAAGCTGAGTTCTACCCCAGTTCTTTGATGGTATGCTGCAATCCCTTGCCCAATGTCTTCAGCAGAACATTGTTCTTTAGTCAAAGGATAGTCCTCTGTTGCTTTCATAAAGGTATCAATTTTAGAGTAGTATTCTTTTATGGCCGCTTGCTGCTGTGCAGCGTTAGCCCTTTGTGCTCTTTCTTGATCCCTCTGCCGTAATTCATCTCTAAGCTCTTGTACTTGTCGTTCGGTTTGAGAGAGTCGCGTTCCATCAGAAGGTTCATTAACTCCTGTGGCAATCCTATTGGTCCAATCAGAGAAAAACTCCATAGGGTCAATGCCCTGTTTCTCTAAGAATCCTTCAGGATCTTTTACAAATTTCTCTCTCAGTTCTTCAGACGACTTCAGGCCAGCCTCTTTAACGGCAAGCTCTTGTTCTCGTCTTTTAAATTCGATCTCTTTTTTTCGTTGTTGTCGATCCTTCTTTACTTTAGCGGACCAACTTTCGTCTTTCTTCTCCGGCTCTTCTTTCTTTTCCTCAGTAGTAGCTGGTTCCTCAATATCATCTCCAAAGAGGTTGAAGTCGGGCAGCTCCGGATCTGGATCTAGCCCAGGAACGTGTTCTCTCTCTGCTTCTCCTGATGGCTCTGGCGGCTCTGGCGCTGATGCTTCCATCCGATTTTGAATTGTTACTGCTGCTTCTGACATTTATAACCCCATAGGTGTTGCCCCACCAGGGGGCGGCGGTAATCCAGGTGGCCCTGGTGGCATTGGTGGTCCTGGCGGCATTGCTCCTGGAGGTGGTCCCGGTGGCATTCCGGGCGGTCCAGGTGGCATCCCCATTCCCATCATTGCTTCCGGTGGCATCCCTGGAGGCATTTGCGGTCCTGCTGGTGGTTGCGGTTTTTGTGCTTTTTCCAGCATAGAAACAGCTTGTGCGATCCATCGCCGCAAAAGCTCTAGCCTCTTTTCTGGAACTCCTTCTAATACGCCTAAATTGTACGACTGCTGAACACGCTCGATTGCCTCATCGCTAAGACTGTAAGGCTCTGGTGGCATGTATTTATTCTCGTCGATCATACTGTCGATCATCTTATCAACCAGCTCAACATGAGCGGTCTTTAACTTATTGCTTCTGTCCAAATCTGGGAACTCTAGTAGCTGATGTGCTTCTTCCTTCGTAAACATGCCGTTCATGTGCATTTCGGTAACACTGGCGAGCTTTGCCGCAGGTGTTTGAGGAAGAGAGCCAATTGGCTGAACACGCATAATGTATTCATCCTCCTCCATGTTAACGTCTGACCACTTAATCTTTTCAACCCCTGAGTTGGGAGTGAAACTGATCGATAAATACTTTTCGCCATCTTCAGTGGCGTCTTTCACTAATGCTATTAACTGTTTTGAGACATCGATAAAGACATCTTCATAAGCTTGTCCTACGACCATAAATCGCTCAGATTCAATATCGGAAAACTCTCTTAGTGCTCGCCCAGATTCTAGGCCAACAGGCTTTTTGCTTTGCGCCGATAGCTCAGAAATTCCTGTCATCTCATAAGCTTTCTGAACAAGCCTATCGAGATGTTGAAACATTTCGCCTGAGACAGATCGTGGAACAAAGAATTGAGGCGGTGTGCCTCTGTACCGAATTGCGCCAAACACCCTATTGTTGAGATGGGCATTAACAATCTTGCTTGTCTCCTCGATGAAGACCTTGGGAGTGGCCAGGTGCATTTGCTGTTGAATTTGAGCAAGGAGCTTGTTTACCTCGACCTGGATTCCTTTTACTTCTTTTGCAAGCCCATCTCCCCAGAACGAAATTGGTGATTCCGTCCATCGGATAAAGACAAAGGGGAAATAGTCCTTCTCATAGTCTTCATCTAAAAGAGTAGTGCTAGAGATCGATATGATATGACGGCCATCACCGGCATCAGGGCCAGATGGTAAGTGCCATGCCTCATGGCATTTTATAAGGTCCGAATACCTGGTTTCATCTCCAGTATCTTCATCGATCTCATCGACCGCTTCAAGAATCTGCTTCTTCTTCTTTGGGAACTTTGCTGCCAGAACATGACGAGAAACCATCTTGGTTTGGAATATTTGACGCGGCTCCCCGTGTGTCGCCTCTGCTCCATCAACGGTTAGCTCAAGCATCGGGATTCGCTCTAGTTTGGTTTTCCCATGCTCCATCAAAACCTTGATAACCCCCGTCCCAACGATGCAAGCATCGAGAAACGCTTTTTGGGAGATCTTGTAGGCTTTAGTCGAGTAGATTTGTCCTTGGATAAACTTGTCGAGATTCTTTGCCTTGGTTCGTTGAGACCAGTCGCCACCAGAGGTAAGGAACGAAATTCCTGGGCGGTGTTTTGCTATCTTTGCCTGAGCTGCTTGACAGAGGGAGTGAATGATATTGAAGGTTAATCGCGGTCTATTGTTTCTATATCTAAAGGTATCTTCTGAATTATGGAGAGGACGACCTCCATATAGGCCCATATAAACATTCAAATCATTATAAAAGTCATGCTGGTCGTCCCGAAGGACAGTAACGTACTTGTCTATCGCCAGATGGGGGTCTTTTTTCCCCTGCCACCAAAACACATCGTCGTAAATACCATACATTATGAGTTCGCACTCCAATACAACATTTCCTCATCAGAATACGATTGTTGGTCTTCTGGTGAGGTGTGAATATTTTCGTTCTCTTCAGAGCTAACTATTGGCCCTTTGTCGTAATTATCCATAGAAAACCCAGAGTTTGCAACCGAAACCGCACCATCATACATCTTATGTGCAAGAGTCGCCGGGTTAACTATCTCGATCTTAATGCCATCTGTCTCGTAACTAGTGACTCCAAACTGGGTCAGAATCTCCAGGAGCTTGCGTAATTTTCTAGGGTCTTGCGCCATGTTATATATCCTTGCTATCAGTCTAACTGTTTAATTTAATTAAAGAAGGCGTCAGAATTTGAATATCCCGCCCCCCATAAATCCTCATCGTGACCGCTCCCTTCTTCTTGCTCTTGGAGCAGCCGTTCTTCTATTTGGTCTTCTAGTCGCTTATAGTATTCATCTGTTCCAAATTTTGGCGGTTTCTCCTTCGCCTCGTAAAGAAAATGTCGAGATTCCATCCAGGTATAAAGTGCCGCATCGCTCAAGTGGTTATCAAACCGCCGATCTTCGGCAGTCCCGGCGAGATTGAACTGTAACTTATCCCACTCATCGAGGAGCTTTGAGCCTCTTTTGACTTTGATCAATCCTCTGGCCAGGTCAGAATTCATCATCGTAATAAGTCCAACCTTGTCACCGCTCTTCTTGGCGGGAGAGATTGGAAGGGACGTTCTCTCTTTGAAAGTCTCTAGGACCATCCGGCTGGCACCACCGCCAGTATCGACAACAATCTTACTGAAGTTAAATCTCTCTTGATATTCTTTGATGAGATTTTCTACATCAGAGGTGAGCATTTCCTTTTTCTTAAAATCCTCAATAATGAAAAGCTCTTCATGGTCTTCGGAGAATGCAGCCACAATAAAGGCTGTCGGGTCATGGTAGCCCAAGTCGACTCCCAGGAGATATTCCCAAAAGCAATTATCCGGAAGCTCGTCATAGAGGTTTGTCTCTGAATACCTATAAACAATCGATCGGTCATCTTTGACCCATAGCCCTTCGTACTCTCTCTTGTAGGATGGCTCGGTAGGATCTAATGCTCCTGATCTAACATCACGCTCAATAGCCTTGACTGCTTGCGTCATGTAGGGATTGTCCTTGATGGACCACTTGTGAACCGAATAGCCGTATTTTTCCAATTCGGTAATATCGAAGAAGAAACCAGCGCAGACCTCGTTGGGAGTGCTGATCATGGCAAGCGTTCCGTCGCTATCTAAAAGAGCAGGACTAAGAACGTCGCGCACCAGCTCCTTAACGTTGATATTGAAAAACGCAGCCTCGTCGAGAACCGCCAGGGAGAATGCAGCACCACGGAGCTTATCCACATCCGAGGCATCGTTGGCACCAGTAAAGATGATTTCTGAGCCATTAGGGAACTTGGCTATCAGGGTAGAGTTGTTGAATCTAATACCAAGTCGGTACTGCTTGTCAGCTTGCTTCAACATATTCCAGAGAATACGTTTTGCAGCCTCACGAGTCCTCGCAATATAGACGCATAGAGTCTCCGGCCTGTCGATGGCCTCTTGGATGAGGTATCTTGATACCGCAAAAGATTTCCCTGCTCGTCGAGTGCATAGAGCTGCTTTTCGTTTAGAAGGGTCATTGATGAATGCGAGCTGTTCTGGGAAGAGATGTCGTTTAAAATTAAGAGTGATATCCGAAGTCTTTCGGACGACTCTAGATTTTTCGGGGATTCCAAAACGACCAACAGTGGCCTCCAGTACCTCTCGCCCAGAGAGAGCGAGGTTAGGCTTACGGGATAATGCCTTGCGCCTAGCTTTTGTTTTCGGGCTCAGGTTCTGCTTCGCCATGCAATTTATCCACCAGTACAGGTAAGTAGAGAGAGTTAAACTTAAGACCCCATCGCTTCTTAAGATTATACTTCTGACACCAGAAAGACCAAAAAGCCGTCGGGACCGTCTCCTCATTGGGGAACTGTTCCCGCATGAGCCTATAGCCTATCCCATGATTCCTTAGCTTCTTCTTCACGAAGACATAAAGAAGGACTGGAAACCCAAGCTCTTCGGTATAGGACAGCCAACCAAGGATGTGATCCTCATCTTCGTCCGAACTTGCTACTAAGATAGTGCCATTTTCGACGCAACTGTCAATGACTAATCGCGTTACTCTCTGAACTCCGGGGATATTGTAGTCAACTGACGACAACCAGGAGTGATAAATGAAATCTTCGTCTAGTGGTTTGTACTTTCGGATTTTGATCATGGCTTTTTGCTGGAGGCTAGTCCCTCTCTTAATGTTTTGCGAGCGAGTGACCTAAGCTCATCATCGGTCATCGAGGCAAGAGCGTCAGTCTTCAGCTCTTTCTCGATGCCAATTAGCTTCTTGAGGCCATCGTAACAGAGATCGAGAGTCTTTAGATCTTTTTGAGTAAGATCATCCTCGTTCTCAACCTTGCTTCTTAGTCCCTCAATCTGCTTCCGGGTAATCATATACAGGTCATGTAGTAACTTGTGATTATCCGCATTTTGATAGACCGTGACTGTGTGGTCTTTCGCCATATACGCACAGAATTCGCTCTTTTACCCAAACCTGTCAAGGGAAAAATGCTAACACCCCCCTAGTAATACCGGGCACTTACAGGGCCGCTTGACAGATAGTTATCAAATAGTACATAGTCTCTTTATCCCCCCTCAGTAATCAAACAGTACTACTAGTATCGACTGGCTGAAGTCTTGTCAGACCCTTCAAATCGACCAATAATTCAAGGAGAGGTATTCGACACTACCCTGCTACATTAGAACGGGGGTACCCCCATACCCGCCGAAGCGGCTAATCTTGGAAGCAAGACGAGAACTTGGCAAACTCCGACATATACTGGCTCGCTCGAAACTCGCATCGCTGGACCCCAGACCACTTATGTACCCAGACTACACTAGACCTAGGGATAAGTACCACTAACGTGCATCAGGCTCGGCTTCGCCATTGCCTGAATAGCCGCCCTTCCCCCGGCACCCCACCCAGACCTAGCGATCTAGGGTCATATAGGTGCTAGACTAGGGCTCTGAGTGGCTTCGAGTACAAAATCCATCCCCGGTATAATACACCGTCTTGATAGCTAACTACCTGATATTGGGTGCTGTACTGTATCCTCCTGGATACGAGGTGTGGACACTTTGATACAAGTGTTGATCAGGACTTGCTCGCTTTATGCTCGCTCCGGCTACAAAAGGGTTCCGTCCCAACAAGTTGTGACCCGCTACGCGGCCTTTTGCACCCAGCGTAGTCTAGTCACATGCTGATAGGTATACTAGTGGCCCTCGGGCACGCCTGCCAGCGGGGCTTACTTTTGCCGCCAAAAGTAACAAAACCGCAATATTCTGGTATTGAACCATCCGTTTCATAGGACGAGTGTTTGGCAGAGGGCATTCGCGCTAGTTGGCGGTATTGGGCTGGCAGGCACTAGTCGGCAAATGGCGGACGGAGCCACCTTATTTGCCTCACTTGGCAGCCCCCTCATCCCCCCCCCAGGGGGTGGTGAATGGTGGAGGGGGGTTGGGAGCGGAGTGACGCTAAAAATTTGCGTTTTCTTGACCGCATCTGCGAAGCGCAGACCGGCTCATGGCGGACGGAGCCGCCAATACTTCGCCTTGCTTTTGTGCGTGATTTTAATTTTCCGCCCTCTTGCTGCGCTGTGAAGGGCGGAAAATCAAAACCTCGCCCAAATCAAGAAAACGCAAATTTTATATCCTCCCTCCTTCATTTTGTGGGGGGGGGATGAAGTCCGACTAACAACACAGGAGGTAGATATGCAATGGAAGAATCTAGTCAAAGTACTTTGCGGGGAGACACACACCAACATAGATGGAGATTTTATTCCTTGTGACTGTTGGAAGTGGATCGAACCATCTGACAAAGAGGAAGGGGAAGGGGTTAGTCCCATTCCAGCAACGTCGGAAGAAACAAGTATAGAAGATATTATCTTCTAGTCATTATAGAATATACACTCGGAGGGGCGTTTGGCCTCTCCACCTTTTTTTACTACACACGGAGATAAGACACATGAACAACTTTAACTCAACAGACATCAGAGCAGCCCTCAGCAACAGCATCAAAGGACTCCGACGCGGAACCGAAGCTTGGAAGGCTTGCGTCCATCTCGTATCACGAGTCAACACCGTAACCGAGATACAGGAAGAACTCGTAGCTCAAAACGCAAATGGCAACGGGGACCTGAAGGAGGTACTCCGCATCATCTGTCGGCAAGACACCCTTGAGACTGACATCAAGCAACAGAAGCGAGAGCGATTCATCGAGGACGAAGAGAAGCTCCACGGAGAGAAGCCCAGCAACCAAGAAATCACCTCCTTTCTCGCAGCTTGGATGAAGTCGAAAGAAGGCGATGGAACGGAAATCTGGTGCGAACTTCGAGGAGCAATCACTGCTAGCCGAGATGATAAGATGGCCGCACTGACCTCAATGAAGAAGCAGCACCAATCAGCCAAAGCGGTAGGTCAGGCTTGGGCGGCTTTGTTCAGCATGAAAGACCTTGAAGAGTATTCTCGGGAGCAGGCGCTACTTGCCGAACCCGGAATGAAGCTTGAGCAAGCACCCTCCATGGGGGAACACGCTCATACCATCCTCTCCATCCTTCAATAAAGCATACACTCAGGGGGGGGGCTTCGGCCCTCTCCTCCTTTTCACAACCACATCAACAAATGAAGCATTTGTCGATACACGGAGCGCAACATGAACAGCATCTTTAATCTCTTTACAACCACCGAAACCAGCAACACTCACCTTCTTGAGGAGAACCGCAACGAAGACACCGCAATCCCTAAGTTCATCGAGGTAATCGAGGAATTCGCCTCAGTCGCCAACAGTCCGGGCGAGCAACGCTTTGAAGGGGTGAGCATCATCGACGAAGAAGCAGCTCTTAAGACATACTCGGACGAAGAGCTTGAGCGTTTACTTATCCAAGCTGATGAAGAGGGAGACTCGCAACTCTTCTCGATGATTGAAGACGAGCGGATTGATCGCGAGCCTGTTACTGATCTCGTACAGCTTGCGATTGACCTCGACGCACAGCAGCTCCCCACCGTGGAAGACTATCCCGAGCTTGACCAAGAGCATCGAGACACAGCCTTTACGAAGAGATCAGCAGCACACGGAAGCATCCCTTCACTCTAACAATCCAACCTCAAACCTCGGGAGGGGGCTTCGGCTCTCTCCCCCCTTCATACCCGAGCCAAAGAGGGGGTCCCGACCCCCTTGCCCCCTGGCCATGCGGGGCCTCGCTTCGCTCGGCCATCCCCCCGACGGTCGTGCTAGCCCGCGCTAAGCGAATTACAAACTTTTTCTAATTCAATTTCAAAGTCATGGAGATAAGCATGTACGAGCCAGAAATTTCAGCGGAAATCACCCCAGAAATTAAAGAACGAATTGAAAACGGCGGCTTCACGAGAGCAGAGCTGGCAGAACTAGAAGACTGGGACCATCAAGAATCCAGGGTTGAAGAAGTGACTTGGATCTTTTCCAACAACTAGTAGATACTTACTGTCACTTACGCTACCTTTAGGAGGGGATAAAATGACCATACACCAGAAGCTAAAACTTTTAGGGGCAATCGAAGAAGCCAAGGAAGTAATCATTTCGACAAGAAGTCGATGTGATGAGGCATTGATTACCGAAGAAATAGAGCATGCAAAATATGTAACCATCAACAAAGGCACACTGGTCAAACTCTTAGAAGGAATTCAGCAGCTAAGAGATGAGGTAGATTTGTCCGATAAGTTATTAAAAGAAGAAGAGCTGATGTAGCAAAAAAACAACTAAATCTCCGGGGGGGGAACATGAATTTAGTAGACGCAATCCAACAGTATCAATCAATCATTTACGAGGTCGAGCTAGGAGACAACCTAGTGCGCTTACAGGCGCGTAAGGATCTATCCAAGCTCAGTACCTTCCTGACCAGAGAACTCGGCTCAGACGCCCTTAGAAAGATTATGAAGGAGGCCCAACAACAGGCCCACAATCATAAACGATCTACTTCTGGTTAGGAATATATCGTGGATGATCTTAAACGAATGATAAACGATCTTAAAATGTCGGTAAAAGGTAGGGATCTTGGCAGAACTGATCAGCTTCTCCTTGACATCCTCTCCGAAATAGCCGACATATTAAATAGCGGCTTTCGGGAGAAGCTGCCTAAGTCTAAGAGTGGAACTAGTATCCCTCAGAAAGAGATAAGAAATGAAAAAGTGCTATCACTGCGAGATTTCCTTCAAGCACGAGGGAGATCCGATCGACGGAAATGATTTCTGTGGGCATATCTGTTCAAGAAAATATATCAATTGGATAGAGCTTCAGTACCACAAGAATAGCAATCTCTCTGATGGGCCGCATATTGCTCGCGAGAGGTGCGAAATACACATCAACAAATTAACGCCATGCTCATTCTGCGAGGAATCGGCGGCTGATTACGCTGAGCTAATGCATGACGCGATTCTTTATGGATAGAGGGGGGAGAAATAATGAGACTAAAGAATATAAGGAGAACAAATGAGCTTTACAAAACGAGAAGAGTATCTTGTTCGTTCGCTTAGGAACATGGTTCAAAAGCTTAAGAACGTCCTTTATCATTATGAGCATCATAAAGAATCTGATCTTCATCGGGCTGTCTTTGACATAGCAAGTGAACAAAGTTGGGAGCTATATCATAAGGACGTTAAGAACTTTGAAAGGACAGGAGAACTTCCCACTTGTTTAAAATGTATAGAGAAAACTAAAGTTATTGTGCGGCTTGAAAATGAAGTCACTAAATTTAGGGAGCTATCTGAAGACCTGGGGAAAGCAGTCAACGGAAGACCATTGACCAAAGAAGAAGTGGCCGATTTTGAAAACCAAATGTGGGACTTAAAGGTGATTCTTGATCCCATTAGAAACAGATTGGAGACCTTGGGAAAAACTCAATAGAGAAACGCTTGGGAGAGCGAGGAGATAGGATGAATAAAAGAATCAAAAAGAAACAAGCAAAGCAATGGCTAGCTGGTCATGAGCAAGGCATCGAGCTGGGAGAGCATTTTGCCCAGGGTGAGATTGATCGGCTTAAAGAGAAGCTCCACTACGAAAAACAAAAAGGAAAAGAGGCGTGGGCGATAACGAAAGATCTCGCTCGTCGAGGCAAGGAGCTTATTCAAGAAGTTAGACGCCTTAAAGAATCAAAGAAGCAGGCTTGGAACTTGGCTGAAAGATGTACCGACCACCTAAAGAATAAGCAGGGGAGATAAGATGTCAGAAAAAGTAAACAAGATTGTTACTGATAAAATCATTGAACTTTTAGAGCAAGGTGAGATCCCTTGGCAGAAACCTTGGAACTGCAAGTCAGGCCGACCAAAGAGCGGAGCAACTGGTAAGTTCTATCGAGGAATCAATGCCCTGATCTGTAGTGTTAGTGGGTTCAGAGACCCAAATTGGTACACACGCAACCAGCTAAGCAAGCTGGACCTTGAACTAAAAGAATGCCAACAAAGAAAATACACACCAATTGTTTTTTGGAATTGGGTTGAGAAGAAAAAGAAAGAAGGGGGCACTGAACGCGTTCCGTTTACCCGCTTTTATAAATGCTTTAATCGCCAACAGGTGAGAGGAGCAGAAGAACTCTGGCCCCAAGTAGACACCAAGCCTAATGAGGATTGGGAGCTTGAGGCTGAGGCAATTGTCCAGAAGTATCAAAATGAGAATGGACCCAAGGTTAGCTTTGGGATGGAACAAGCTTCCTATATTCCAGGATACGATATGATCACAATGCCTAGCAGAGCTGATCATGTATCGGCAGCAGAGTATTGGAGCACATACTTTCATGAGATAACTCATAGCACCGGAGCAAAGAATAGGCTCGACAGGGCTGAGGGAATGAAGGGGATGTTTGGCAACCATGATTACTCAAAAGAAGAATTGATAGCTGAGATGGGAGCTTGCTTCTTCATGGCTGACTTAGGAGTTGAGAAGCATATTGAGAATTCAGCAGCTTACATTCAGAGCTGGCTGAAGAAACTAAAAGGAGAACGAAAGTTCTTAATGCAAGCAGCACAGCAAGCAGAGAAGTCTTGCGATTATGTCAGAGGAGTCTCTTATGATGGATGAGTATAGCGAGGAAATGTTGTAATGTATGGTATTTACGACAAAGAAGAACAAGAAGAGATTGGATTTCAGATACTTGAAAGTCAATTGTTCTCAACGCTAACAGAATTCAAAAACTTAGGAAAGATGCACCACGCTATGCTGGTTATCGCCCAGATACTTGCGCCTGATTGGTGTGACATAAGTGTGTTTATGACAGGAAAAAATCCTGAAGAACTGGAAGAAGATGAGCCCTGAAGAAAGAAAAGCAATGCTTCAATTATTCAAAGCGAATCCTGTTTTGACTACCGAAGGAACATGCGTGAAGCAGATATTCCAATATGCTCTCAAGACTGTAGTTGATGACACACACTCAGAACTAACAGAGCTAGAGAGAATAGAGATCTTTAGTGAAACTCTTTTAGAAGTGGAAGATCTCATTACTGAGATTACAGGAAAAACAACATCAGCATTAAATTAGGAGATAAATTATGAGCAAGAAAATTATTGCACCAACTCATTCTAGTATGGATATGCACAATATCGGGATGGTTACAGTTGGATCCAGATGGATAACTCAGCATTGGGATGGAAGCGAACCAACACAAGGCCCTTATGTACGACAACAAGTTCGCTTCGACAGCAATGGAGTCCACGGCGATGAATGCTATCACACCATAACAACCTATGAAGCTGACGGAATTGTCATCGAAGACTTCGAGCAATTCGATGTGACATACGCTTGCAACCCGGACAACGGGAAGACCACGATGTTTATTAAGCGAAAGTCTTATGAAGAAACTCGTGAAGGTATCGAAGCGGCAAAGGACCAACAATGAATTTTACCTCAAGCAGTATAACCGCGGGGATGCAATGCCCTAAGCTATACAAGTATAAGTACCTTGAAGGCTATCGAGGGAAAGCAACAAGCCCTATGAAGATAGGAACTCTCACCCACAAAGGGCTAGAGGAGTATTGGCTAGGCAAGGACTTGAGTGACGCCCTTGGCGCAATACACGCTATGTCTCAAGGAGAAGAATGGGGCGAAAATAAGAATGAAAAGGATGACTGGTGGGACTCGGATGAAGGCCGTATAGCCTATGCCCGATGCCGCGCTTACATCCGAGGATACTATATAAAATATAAAGACCAAGATTCTCTTCAGGACTTCGGGAAAGATCCTGTAACCGTATTCACTGAGAGAGAGTTTACCTTCAACCTCAACGGAATAGATTACAAAGGGAAGATGGATGTTTTAATTTTTAATCATGCGCTAGGTGAAGCTACCGTGATTGACCATAAGACAACCAGCTCCGCAATAGATATAGGAGGAAGTTATTTCAGGAGACTCCCTCTTGATATTCAACTCACAATCTACAGGCAAGCAGCTCTTGAATTCTTAAAGGAGCAGTCAACTACAGATTGGGATCCTCCATTACCTCGCGTCATCTATGACGTAGTTCAAACATCTAAATCAGTACCAAGACAGAAGACAAAAAAAGAAGGAGGTCATCCAGTAAAGAAAAGAAAAGATGAAACTGATGCAGAGGTAAGTGCTCGGAAAGAAGCGAACCATGAAACACTGGCTGAGTTTAGCGAGCGAATGGCAAAAGAATATACCAGCGATGAAGTTTATCCCTGGCGATATGTGAGGCATGAAGCAATGTGCACTCAGGCTCAACACACTCAAAGGTTGATGGAGCTTGAGGAGTATGTTAACCTCTTAAAGAACACAGGGTTTCTGGAGATAAGAAATTCAACATCATGTGGCAACTACGGCGGCTGTGCTTTTCTAGATATTTGTCTTGGAGCCAGTACGCTTGACAGTGCAATGAACATTGAAAAGCTTGAAGACCTTCATCCAGAACTAGAGGGCAAGAAGTCCACTTGGATTTCTTATAATTGTTAAAAGGAGAGATAAGTATGACAGACGTTATGGAGTTTGATCTATCCGTAGACGACCAAGAGCGTAGACCACCAAGGCTAATCCTATTCGGCTCAACCGGAATGGGGAAAACAACATTTGGAACCAAGTGCGAGAAGCCAGTGTTCCTCCTAACTGAAGATGGGTGCGAGAAGAAGCTCCCGAAGATTCCAAAGAAAGGAAGGATTGAGAAGTGGGAACACTTGCTTGCGGCAGTCGGCTATCTCATTCGAGAAGAGACTGACAGAGAGACAGTCGTTTTAGATACTCTCAATGCAGCAGAAGTTCTCTGCAAAGATTATATCCTCAACACTAAGTTTGGTGGTCGAATGCTGCCAGAGCGAGGCAAGGAGGGTTATATGTCATGGGCGCAAGGCGACAGGCTTATGCAGCAAGAATTCATCAGGCTTATCAACGGCTTAGATATGCTACGCAATAAGAGAAATATGTTCGTTGTTCTTCTTGCCCATGAGGGACTTCACAAACAGGGCAATGCTCTGGGTGATGACTTCCTTAAGCTCGGAGGAGATATGACCAAGTACACTTGGCCTACTGCACTGGCATGGGCTGACCAAGTTGGGCACGTTACCAAAGACCATGTAGCTGTGAAGCAACAGGGCGATAAGATTGCCAAACAAAAAGGCAGCAAGAAAAGAGTTTGCTATTTCGAAGGCGGTCCAGGCCGTGACGCAAAGAGTCGCGCAGGGTATGAGATGCCGGAAACAATTGAATTCTCTTATGAAAATTACATGAAAGCTTATAAGCAAAATGAAGGAGTTTGAAATGGTAGCATTGAATCACAACCCCGAAGAGATTGAAGAAGGATATCCAGAGGGAGTTTACAGCGTTCGGGTTAAGACCTTGGATTTTCCCTATACATTCCGATCAGGAAATACAGGGATGCGAATCCAGCTTGATGTCTGGAATAAGGAAACCGGATTCCAATCCTATGAAAACATTGTAACTTCTCTTCCTCGTATGAAGTGGAAACTCAAAGAGTTTTGTGGTGCCTTTGGCATCGACTTCGACAAGGAGGACTTAGATTCTGATGAGTTTCTAGGCAAGGAGGGACGCGCTGAGTTTGTCCGTAAGCCAGGAGATAAGTGGCTCTCCGTCGATCATTATCTTTCTGTAGATGCAGTGGATAAAGCGGTAGACGAAGAGGCTGACCCTATGCCATTCTAAAAAGAGGCGGAGAGGACGGTCTCCCATGTCCACTTCCCCTGAACCTAGTCCTTATCTCCTAGCTTCAGGTCCGTCCTCTCCCCTTTTAACCTTTGCCGACTCCAGGAGTTATCATGCCAGAACTGATGCTTTGTACTTCCTCGCGTATTCATCCCAAAATAAGAAGACTTAAAAATAAGTTAGGAGCAGAAGGAGTGTTAGCACTCTACAACCTTTGGTGCTTCTGCAAGGAATACAGGAAAGACGGGCATCTTACTGGCATGGAAGACCAGGATATATCGGAGGCAGCAGACTATGAAGGTGACAACGAGACGTTCGTACAAGTCCTTGTCGACTTAAGGCTGTTGGATGCCAACGGTGGGGTGTTCGCTGTTCATGGATGGAACAAATACAACTTAGTCAAACCCAAGAAACAATCAGGAGCCAAGGCCCTTCCTTCGGTCAAGGCACCTGAGTCTCTTGGTGGGAAGTACACTCCTGTTGAAGAAGTTGTATCCTACTATCGGACAGTGCATCCCACCCGCGGCAAGATGATTGTGCCTGGGCATAGTGACTGGAAGAAAGTCCGAAAGAGATTAAAAGAGGGCTACTCAGTAGACGACTTAAAGAAGGCCATCGATGGGAACAAGCTTTGCCCTTGGCACCAGAAGGTTCCGGCGGGTCACTCTATTGAATTTATCTTTAGGAATACATCCAAGATAGAAGGCTTTATTGAGCGAGCCAGTGACCCAGAACAGTACAACGAAGTAACACAAATTGGACATCATAAAGGAAGTGAGGACTTTGGAGATGGAGACCAAGCAGCTAGATTTTAGTGAGGATACAGACGACGAATGGATGCAGGTCGTCGGGAAGTTGCGAGAGCGGCAGCGAGTTATGAACCTCGAACTTAGTGGGAAAGAGCAAGAAGAGTTTGATCCCGATGAAGGCGCAAGCGCAAGCGAGAAGATGAAGTGCCTCCAGACTTGGGGCGTACCTGAAAGAATCCTAAAGAACATCTTCTCTGTCGAGAATCCACTAGAAAAAACTAAAGCAGTTAAGTGGGTTAGGCAGTTCAGTCTTCAACCAAGAGAAGCTTGGTGCCTTGTCCTGTCGGGAGGAAAAGGGACGGGGAAATCTACCGGAGCTGCCGTATGGCTTTACGATAATGTTCCTCCAGATGGAGCGCCAAGTTATACCACGCGTTACTGGTGGTCAGGCACAAGGATTGCCCGAACCAATGGATATGCCAAAGAATTTGAAAAGATGATGCAACATAAGTTTATGGTCATCGATGATCTTGGTGTTGAGTACCTAGACAAGAACGGGAACTTTCTTCAACGGCTAGATGAGCTAATAGATGAACGATACTCAAACTTTAAAAGAACAATCATCACCACGAACCTAAACGTACAAGCATTTCAAGACCGATATGGAGACAGGGTAACTGATAGATTGAGAGAGGGCTTCGCATACGGTGGAGGCTTCTACGAGATAGCTGATGATTCAATGAGAGCAAGGAGATAAGCATGCAAAAATTAACTTTAGGAATGGGCTTTGATGGAGAGGGTCCAACCTACGAGCTATGCGTCAAGGAGGGTCGGGCTGAACACTGCCACGTTATGGTGGTCGCGGAGATGCTTGGCATGGAGATTGGTAATCTCGAAGAAGTTCAGAATGCCATCAATACAATTAACCAATACGTTAACGTCAAAGAGGAGGACTAAGATGGGATACAAGGAACCTTGTTTATGTGGAGATCCTTATTGCCGACGATGCTTTCCAGCTACTTGGAAATCTAACCAGAGAGAAGACTTCGAGGCTGAGCAGGAGGAAGAGGAAGAAGATGAAGATGTAGAT